CAGAAGGCGGTTGACGTTGTCAACACCGGCATCGATGAAAACTGCCTCAGGCACACCACCGTTGCCAACACCACGCAGGGCATTGTCAATGATTTCGGTCGAGGTGATGGCATCGAAGCGCCACAGGGCGGCAGGAACAACTTCCTCAGCACTGAAAGTCATTTCAATCTGGGAGTTGTACTGAACGCGGTTGGCAGTCGTGATGTCGCCACCAGCGTTTACAGCGGGAGTCACCTGCCAGCTGTAGGTGTTGCCATTGAAGACAGCAGTGATGCTGTCGCCGATAACGACGGCTGTTGTGCCGTCGGGGGCAAAGCCAGCGTTGCTAACGATTACGAAAGTCAAGCCGGTGATAGCACCCGAGAGGAGAGCAGCTTGAACCGAGTTGCCGGAGTTGCCAGCGCCAATACCAGCAGAAACAGCGTAGCTGCCTGCGGGAGCGCTGGTGGTCACTTGACCAGAGCCAGCCACTGCATTGATTTCAGTTGCTGTCAGAGTCACGTCGAATCCAGTACCGGAACCGCCGAGCTGATAGGCAGGAGCCGAGAGCAGATCGCCCACAGCGTATCCCCATCCAGCTTGGGTCACAACCACAGAAGTGACAGCGTTGCCCGAAACCACCACGGTTGCCTGAGCGCCACGGCCCACGCCACCGGTCAGTTCCACATTCTGGTAGGTACCGTTGGGGTAACCTGCACCAGGTGTGCTGATAGCGGCAGAGATGTCGGCCACTTCCAGAGGACCTTCAGCACCGGTTCCGGTCGGGTCATACTGACCACCGAAGATGGTGCCGAGCGCAGGCACCAGGAAGGCTTCTGCTTGGAACTCCTGATCAACAGTCGGAACGCAATAGGCGTTGGCGATTGTCGGAGTGGGGTTTGTGGTCGGGTCGGCCAGTTCCAGCTTCGGCAGCCAGGAGGCTGTGTCGTAGGTCTCACCGTAGGGCGAGATCAGATCACTACCCAGAACAACCGCGCTGGTGTTCAGGTAGACGTTCTGGGCGGGAACGATGTTGGCAGCCGAGACAGTCGGAGCAGCACCGGCAGGTGCAGCCTGGTTGAAGACATTGCTGGAGTCGAAAGCGTACTTCCGTCCGCGAATCACAGGGAACTGACCCACGTCTTGGAGAGTGATGTCAGTTGTGCCACCGATAAGGATGTCAGTGTACATGACTGTCGGCAGAGGCTCGTAGTAGCCATTGACGTACTTCACGAAACTCTGAATCGTGTAGTTCGACAGGGAGTTGGAGACCACGAAGGTGTTGTTGTCGATAACGCTGACCCAGTAGGGGTTGGAAGCGTTGGGAGTTGTGGCTTTGATCAGGTTGGTGTTGCTGGCAATGATGGGCTGAGTGAAGTAGAGCTTTTGCCCACTCACCAGACCGTGTCCGACAACATTGAACTGAAGGGCACCGGTGTACTTGTTGCTGCTTCCACCAACCACGGAGGCCACGGTGATAGCGAAACCGCCACCCGATCCACCCAGGTTTGCAGGAGCTGCAGTCAGAACGTCACCCACATAGTAGCCACTACCACCAGCAACCAGGACCACCGAGGTCACTGCGCCAGCGGGGCTGACGGTGATGTCGGCTGTACCGCTGGTACCGTGCAGGCCCACGAGGGGAACGGCGAGGTAAGTACCGGCAACGTATCCAGCGCCACCTTGCAGGTTGCTCAGCGTGGCGATAGCGCCAGTGCTGCCAGCGGGGCTCACGCCACCGGCGGGGTTATCGTTGGGGTCAAGGATTGTGCGGCTGACGAAACCGAGGCGATAGGTCTCGGTCGGATCTTGCAGAGTGCCGGGCAGGTGAAGGGTGTTCACACCGACGGTGGCGTCTGTGATGTTTTGAATGAGGTTGGAAGTCTGGCCGTTGATGGTAACGGCGTCGTTCCAGAAGGGATCCGCGTAAGAAACGGTGAAGGTGAAGCCGGTAGCTGCGGTGATCGCTCCACCCACGGGAGAAGTCGAAGCAGCCAGAGTACCACCAGCAGCCACAACGCTGTTATACACAGCGGTAGCATCTTGTGCAGTTGTAGCCAGGTAAACGTAGTTCAGAGGATACGTGCCCGTGGAGTCAACTTCCGGGGTGTAAGGAGGAGCAATGACATAAACCTCTGTTCCGTTGTAGGGATGCAGGGGGTTTGTCGTTGCATCGGCACCCGAAAGAACCACTTTCTGAATCGGAAGATTCACCGGCCAGAAGTTGGAGCTGGTGATTTGGAAGACACCGTTGACCGAGATGGCGATGGTTGCCAGATCGTATGTGCCAGAGTCGAGCAAGCCGACTTGCACGTCAGTACCAACGGTATTTGCAGACTCAGTTACGGGTGTCTGTGCACTTCCGCCGGAGACGATGCTCTGGTAAGCCAGGCGATCGTAGGTGCGATCAGCGCCAGTCCACTCGTAGATGGCATTATCCACCAGGTACTTCATCCCTGTGACCAGGTCTGCAGCGGCTTGATGGGGTTGGAACTCGGAGTACTTGTTAACGTCGGTAATCAGGAAGGGACCGGGATCAGCCAGGGCCATCCACTTGTAGTTGTTGCTCTCGCAGTGGAGGGCAGCAATCTGACCAACGTAAGCACGACCAGCGGAGTCGAACTGAGCGTAGGCGGTCGGAGTGATCAGGTAGCCCTGGTCTTGCTGACCTTCGAACGCTGTCGAGATGCACTGAGCGTAGTCTTGAGGAACGCGATCGATGACAGTTTGACCACCAACGATGTTGTTGACATCGTAAGTGTTCTGCATGAACACGAAGTTGGCACCCACGGGGAACACTTCGGTCACGACCGACACATTACCGTCGAAGGTTGTGTTGGCGATGGTGACGTAGGAGTTCTGTGAGTTCGAGAGGGGATCGAGGTCGTTGACCAGACCGAAATCGCGGACGTAGACGGCAGCGCGAACGGCAGGGTTGGACTCGATAGCGGCGGCAACAGCGCTCGAGATCGCAGCAGCGATCTTACGGTTGTTGACTTCGTCGCCTGCGACATAGTTGACGGGAATGCGCACGGGAACGCCAAGATACTCGCCGTTGGCGGTGTATCCAGGATATTCCAGATTGAACTCATCCTGCACACCACTGGCCAGACGAAGACCATTGATGACCATTTGCACATAGACAACGTTGCCTGCCATCAGAGCCGAGGGCAGGGAACTTGTGTTGATTTTGCTACCCGAGGGGAAGAACTCGATCTCAACAATCTGGTTCGGAGTTCCAACGCGAACAACCCGCAAATCGCCTACTTGTGCGTTGTTGAAAAACTCTTCAACGCAGCTGTAGCTCAGCGAAGGAATGCGTGAGGTTGGAATCTGACCGCCATTCAGCACCCGGTAGTCGTTCAGCGAAGAAACTGCGACGGGGATGTTGAAGGGAAAGAGAGTAACAGGAACTGATTCCTCGGTTTCCACCAGCATGTAGACGGTGCTAAAGCTGGAAATAGTGGGGGCACCGGCAAGACCGGCCCTTTCATTGATATATACGCCAGGGGCTCCCGGTGTGTTACCGGAAGTTCCCAAAGAAAAAGTGGCCATTTTTACACTTAAGTGTTCCTGCTTTTTCGCAGAGCAGTGTAGGCCAGGATGACTCCTACGTGGTCTCCGCAGAGCTGCTCAGACGACGGGTTTCCGTAATATGGTTTTACCCGCCGACAGTTGTGATCTCACTGTCGAGGGAGTAACCATTGATTTTATCCCGTTGGTCCACCGCACTGGGACTGTACTTCACAAGGGACTTGACATAGTCTTCAACTGTGTCGAAAGGGTAGATTTCAAACTTTGTGTCACCAATCGGTTGCCCAAAGAGGAAGTTACCTTGTACAAGCCCCCCAGTGCTGCTCGCAGTTTCGCGAACACGTATTTGTGCCCCAATGGGGGGAAGCTCTGTCACATTCCATTGGGGGTTTTGTTCCAGTACCTCTCGATAGTTTAGCGAGTCGGTAAAGAAGAGGTAACCGAGTTTACGCCAAGTGAACTGCTGTTGGAAAGGTACTGATACGGTCATGGGCGATAACCTGTCTTAGAACGAGCGATGAGGCGGGCGCCGATCTCACGACCACGAGTCAGTTCAAATCCTTTCTCGCTGGCCACTTCGGCCATTTTCGACCTGTTGACGGCCTGGGAGACGCCGGGGTTGAACATATCCTCTTCGTCGGTTTTACGACTGGAGAGTTTGTTGCGAATCTGATCGTGAATGCTCTCGGCCGACTGAGCTTCCTTCAGAGTGCTGGGAGCTTCTTCCTCTTTGAGTTCGCCGATCACCGGGTCTTTATCTTTGAGCACGGGCTCAGTTGCTTCGACGGGGGCTTCCTCGGCGATTTCTTCCTGGGCCGGAGTTTCCTCAGTTACGGGAGCCTCTGCAACCACTTCTTCAACGGCTGCGGGAGTTTCCTCGACTTTGGGGGCGGGGGCGTTACGTGTACGTTTGCGTGTTGTCATGGTTAGTACTGTCGTAGAATATTTTTCCAAGATATTGGAACTATTTGTTTGAGGGAGTCGTCAGGAACTCCCATCCAAGGGCGAGCAGGCATTCTGCTAGTGCCGAACTGGTTAAAAGCACCGTATGGGGTTGTGCGAACCAGGAACTTATCTCGACCTCGAGTAAAAATGTAGGATGCGTCTAACATTAAACCGGTTCGACGAAGGATCGGTTCACCGGGGTAGTGTTTGGCTTTCCACTTTGCGGTGCTCGGCGCGAGACGAGCCCAACGGTTTCTGTAAGTGGGGTCGACTTGCTGTTTTTGATAACGAGCGTTGTCGTCCATCAAGACGGGGACCCACTCTCTTTGAGTGGGAGTCCACCATCGGAGGTTCATTTTCTTGAGGCCATCGCCTGTAACTCGGAAGCGAATCATTTGCGTTTTCGTGCAGCTTTCTTCTGTTCCTTTTCAACGTCTTCAACGTGTTTCTTCACGATGTCGAGCATTGTGTGAATCTTGCTGATTGGTTGAGTTTCCAACCAGTCGACGGATGAGTCCCAACGTTGTTTGCATAAATGGTAGGAAACTTCCAACCAGTTTTCAACAGCGAAAATGTTATTCTCAAGAAGAGTATCTGCCCCCCACTTAAAAACAGATCGTGCTTGATGAAGAGTGGACTGGTCGAGGACTTCTTCGTTTAAGAGTAGTCTGGAGAGGATTTCAATCCCACTGCCTTCCCTTTGACGAACGATTTGAGCGAAGTAAAAATCTTTCGGGCAAATCTCTCGCATATGAAAAGTCAAGTGGTCAACCGTAATCAGGTAGGTGAAATCCTCTAAGTCCTCTACGGTTAGTTTGGGTCGTCGTCTTCGTCAGCGCCGCTGGCATCAGCTACGAGGGCGCTCAGCTTTTTGAAGTCGCGAACACCGAGATCAAGAATCTCATCATAAGTGATCTTGTCATCACCAACAATCAGACGCTCGATAATCTTCATACCTTTTTCCACATCCCCGGACTTGCTCAGATCTTTTTCCATGTAGATCAGGTCGCGACCGGTCATCTCGCGGATGACGATTTCTCGGCCATCGGAGATTTTTGTTGAGAAAGTTTGGAGTTTCGATTGGGTAGATTTCTTAGCCACAGGTGCTGTGGGTTCACCGTCATTGGAAATAGTTCTCATAGTTTCTGTGAGATGTTATCAAGTTTTACCCGCTGCGAGTAGATTCGACTCTCGAGGTCAAGATCCCCGCAACCGGGTGGAAGGGAAAGGTAGATGGTATTGGCCTCCTTCCAGCTTAACTCGGCGTCAGAGAGCAGGTTCATCTCGATTCGATCGTCAATATCGTCGAGCCAGAAACCAACACACATTTTGCGAAAATCGCTGTCAGCTGGAAGAGGGAGAGCCATCAGAGGGATCGTAGCATGTTAACAGTTTGGTCGAGATCAAAGTATCTCGAGTTGTAGGCGCATTCCACTGAAGAGGGAATAACCCGATTCTTTTTGTCGTAAGGAACCGTAAGGTAGTAGGTGTCGAGAACTCCTTTAAACAGGAGAACTCCCACCGTTTCAACTCGAGACTTCTTTTGTTTACGCATCAGATAACTCCTTTTTGAATGGCGTTGTAGCGGGTTTTAAGTTTGTCGATAGCTCCGATCTCAGAAAGTTCCATCATCGAGTACTCGGTGCCGAACTCTTCCTTCTCCCCGTTTGGATTGGAGAGAGTGACGGTTTTCTCTTTCGGAGACTTGCGAAGGCGATTGTCGATGGCGACACTCGAGAAGTAGGCGCGAGAGAGCGGAAGGTCGGGAATACCAACCGCTGAGTGAAACAGAGACCAGGTGTACATGTGAGCGATTTGAAACAACACAGCAAACTGCTCAGCATAACGCTCGGGAGTCATGAACCAGATCTCGTCATGGATGCTGAGAACAAAGCGGGCAGGAATCTTGTACTCAGCTGTGAGCCAGTGGACTGCGGTGAGCATGATCGAGAGAATCTCTGCACCAGAGGATTGAATTGTCCAGTTCACTCTTCCCGTTTTGAAGTCGTCTCCGACAGCAGCAGGACGCATTGCGGTGGAGATTTTGGTGCCAAGGCACGGAAGTTGAGGGACTCGAGTTCGCATCGCAATCTCTTCCATGAAGTTGAAGCAACCGCTGTCAAGACCGCCCTCATAGGTGCCATTCCTCTGTGCTCCTTTCTTGCTCTGAAGGAGTTTGAATGCAATGTTTTTGACTTCGGTTGGGGATTTCTCTGGATACTTCCGACGAATGTATGTTTGAACCCCACGGGCCCCAGCACCGTACAGAACGGCAAATCCCACAATCTTGGCAGTGTCCCTGTCTACCCCGCAAATCTTTGCGAGGGCAGAGTGCGGGTCCGTGCCCGCTTCTTTCGAACCCGAGAGCACATTGTATCCGAACGGGGAGCATCCAATGTGTCCCCCTTCCCACTTGTCGCTGTAGATGCTGGCAATCTGCATCTCTTGACCATCAAAGTCAGCGCCGACAATCTTCCAACCCTCAGGCGCTTGCACTCGCGACTTCAACTCGGTGCCAATGCGCCAGTTTTTGGTGGAGCACATTGTCACCATGAGGCTCTCCACGGTTCGTCGAGTGACGGTGCCGTGGCAGAGGATCTCGGGAAGGGTGACCAGGGCGTCAGCGCCGTGGGGGTTGGCTGCAGGAAGGAAGATGCGGTCCATGACACGCTTGCGAACAGATGTCCAGTATGACACTGCGTTTGCAATCTCAAGCGCACGCTTTGCTTCTGGCAGCTCCGAGTTCAGGCGACCCACCTTCATGTCATCAACGAAATCTTTACTCAGGACTCCTCCGACATTGTCCCCGTTACCTTTCGGGTGCGGAATCTTTGTTAATGTACCTTCCTCGTTACGGAAGCACCAACCCATGTCCTTTGTCAGGATCATCGGCGTGTTTTCCCACTGGAGTTTGAGGAGGAGGTGGGAGAGATTGCTTTTGACACCGATGTGTGTGTCCGGGTCCTTGATGAATGGGCGCACCCAGTTTGGAACATGGGCATACTTGCCTTTCTCGGACTTGACTCCCCAGTCCAGTTGCGACAGCCAAGGGTCCTTGGCAATCCAAGACTCGGCCATGCCGGGTTCTGCGAAATATCGGTCTCTCCACTCATCGTAATAAGCCCAAACCAGATCCTTACAGATCTGAGTCATTTCGGCATTGTGCTCATCGAACACTTGTTCAACACCTTTGATCCAGTCTTCCCAGTCAGGGACCAAAGGAATAATGGAACCGTTCAAGTGATAGTGGCCGCAAAGGGCTACGAGGCTCGGAGTGGCGTCGATGTACTTGGGCCAGAGCGCCTGAAAGAGTTCGGCAGTGTAGAAGGCGTCTTTGATGGCGTAGTCCACCGCCTGGGTGAGCATCTGCCGAATCTGGCTCAGGTGAGTCGCCTTGACGAAAATGTCACGAACGGCTTTGTCACCGGCGCCGAGGGGTTGCACGTCGTCTCCGAAGTATTTACGAACTTCGTAAACGTGGAAGTTGTACGTTGCGACCAGGGAGTTTGTAGAACCTTCGTCCAGCCACTTGGGCGCGTAGCGCAGCTTGCGCTTTTCCTCGTCTGTGAGATCCTCTGGGTCTTTGCCAGCAAGCACATATAGCCAGCGTTGGCCCGAAGCCAAACCGCTCACACCGATGTGAGCGGAGAGGGTGTCGAAGTAGAAGTTTTCAGGTTTGACGCGGTCGAGGGAGTATCCCTCACGCGCACGCACGCGATCGTAGCTGATGTTGTGACCGACAACGAAACGATTCTCGCCGATCGGGATAAGCTCATACTGATCCCATTCCGTTTCTGGAATCGAGGGGTCGATCAGTTCAGAAGCGAGCCAAATGTATGCGGCTTTGGCGGAGAGGGCGGTTCCGATGATGGGGAAGGCTCCACCACACACAAAAGTCTCGGTGTCAAACGTGAATGC